CAGCTGCTTTTCCTCTTGGACAAAGTTTACCCATTAGATGCCTTTCATATCTTTGTTAAAAATATTATCTTTACATCTCGGTCTTGATTCTCTTTTTAAGCCTTCTTTTTTTTCAAGAAGAAACCAATCGCGTTCTCTAATAATTCGTATTCGTTCTTTTAAAAAATCTCTCCAGTTCATTATTTTTTACCTTTTTTTATCATGCCACCTTTTTTCTTGATGACACCTCTACCTTTTAAAATATCTTTAAAAGTTACTTTTCCATCACCAGTTAAATCAGGAAAACCTTTTTTCTTTTTTGCTTTTCCACCCTTCATCATAGCTGATCTTGGTCGTATTCCGTAATCGTTTCTCATTTTATCTCCTTATCCGTTTTCTTGTTCTTTGTTTACTACAGGTCTATTTGCCATTGTCCTTGCAACAGACTCAGCAGATCGACCTATTACATAACCTCCAAGTCCAACGTTTAATAACGTCCAAACATCACCCGGTAACTCAAAGGAAATGACAGCTCCCGTGAATACTTTTATAACTGGTCCTATAACATAATTCCATACTAAAATAAAGATTAATACATACATCAGGAGTGGTCTCCAAGATGATGCAAACCAGCCTGCTTTTGCCTCAGCTTCAATAATTTTAGCTGCAGCGGTTAGTTCTTGTGTGTGAGATTGTAATAGTTGAGTTTGTAGTTGAGCTTTTAACTTTTCTTGTAAATCTTTATCAGGAACAGCTTTTTCAATGGTGCTAAATAGAATTTTAGCAAGAGGTGCAACTGCTCCTAACATTTGTAGCATAATTTAATACCACTTTGCTGATCTTTTTTTCTCTGAAAGAATGCTTCCTTGACCTTGAACTTCTTCAACTTGAGTTTCACTTGGGTTTGACATCTCAACATCAACACCACCAAGAAGATTTCCATCTTTATCTGTAAATTTTGCAAAATCAAAATTCTTTTCTTTAGATGACGCTGAAAAAGTTCTTTTTGAATCTGCTAAACCACCCTCTGCCATCTTTTTTCTAGACATTCCTGCTTCAGAAAGAGCAATTGCAATTGCTTGTTTCGGACTTTTTACTTTTTTTTTAGAAGTTCCAATATTTAATTCACCTTTTTTAAATTCTCTCATTACTTTTGATATTTTTTGAGGTTCTGACATTTTTTTCATATATTTTTATACCTTATTTTCTTCTATTTGTCATTATTTGTTTAGCAAGTGAAGTTTCAGATCTTAAAGAAGCTAAATCTTCATTTTGTTCTAGTTTTTTATCCTGATATTGTTGATTTTGAAAGGCTTTCATACGTTCCAAATTTAATCTATCCTGACCCTCGCTTGTTTTTCTCTGTATTTCTTTTGCTTGTAAGTCAAGTTCTCTAGATTTTAGTTGTGCTAATGGATCATTTGCCATTACAGAAGTAACTTTTTGTTCTTCTGATATAAACTCATTCATCATTTCTGCAATTAAAATTGATTTTCTAGCTTCAATTTCCATTTGAAGTTTTTGAATTGCTTGTTGAAACGCAGGATCTTGTTGAAACATTGGATTTTGCATTAACATATTTTGAATTTCTAAAGTTTTAGACATAAATTCTAATTCTGTTTGTTCAATTGCCATTAAAGAAATATGTTCAAAAATATTTTTTTCTAATGCTCCCATTAAAACTGGATTATTTTTTGCAATCGTAGTTGCCATAAAACTTAAATGTGCATCCATATGTGCTCTATGCTCTTGTCCTTTAAAAGCTTGAAATGATTTACCTGCGAGTGCATCAATATGTTCTGAAGCTGGATCTTTTGGAATAGGAGGTTGAGGAGGTGGTAATATTAAATCAATATCTTTAACTCCAATGGCTTCATACATTTTTCTATAAGCTTGATACATGTCATGCATTTGAGGATTAGACTGTGCTAATTGCAATTCTGTTTGTGCGATAGAAATTCTTTGTGTTTGTGAAAATATATTTGGATCAGCAATTGGTAAAACATCTATTTTGTCATCAAAATCAGATATTTTAATTTCTCTAGAAGCTCCCACAACATCATAAGGATATACTGGAGGTAAATAAGTTTTAAAAACTTTTACTAAAAGTTCAAATTCTAATTTTAGAGAATTATAAATTCTTTTATGAACTGCAGATATTGTTCTACTTCCTCTTTCCAGCAAGGCCACGGTCGTGCCCACTGCCGCTTGCTGATTCCCATCCCCTACTTGCAAATCAGCAATTGATGCAAAACGCTGACCTGCTTGAACCACGACCCCCATAAGTGCTAACAAAGTTTGTGAAGGTTCTTTATAAGGTAAAGTCATAAATGCGTCTCTAATATTTCCACCAGGCGCATCTACATCTCTAAATTCTCCAGGTTGAATAGATTGAGCGTCATCTCGTATTCTAATTCCTCGCATTTTAAATCCTGCAGGTAAATTTGATAATGTTCCTGCATCCAATAATTGTCTAAGAGCTGATGTTGCTGTTCTTGATAATCCACCAATCATGTGAATTAAACCAAATCCATAAAATCCAAAACCAGGTAAAAATTTAAAATGCACAAAATAATTTATTCTTTGTTTTTTTATGTCCGTTGGTGAAAAATTTCTTCTTATAGATAATATTTTTCTAGAAGATTCTTCCATGGTAACAATATATGGAAGCTTAATTCCAGTGGGTTCTCCATTTACACCTCTATCCTCAAAACCCTCTAAATCTAAATACACATGATTTTCTAGTATATTATAAAAATCTTCATTATTTACTCTTGATATTCCTTCTAACTGCATTTGTTTATCTTTAATTTCAGAAGGATCTGATTCTGTTGATGTTGATAAGTCTATATCTTTATAAAAACCTGCAACTTGTTGTTTTCTTAAATCATTAGAAGAAATTTTTAAAATATGAATAATTGCTTCAGCATCCTCTAAACTATTTGCTGTATATGGAACAATTAAATCATCCGCTGTTATAAATTTTGAAACTGCTCTTCCTAACAAATCATCATAATAAACTTTTTTAAATGTAGATCCTGACAAAGGTAGATAAAACAACATTTGATCAAATTCAGGATCATATTCTTTCATTATTGTCGTAATTTGATAATTCATAAATTCTTTAACTCTATTTGCTTGATCTTCTTTTTCTCGTGAAGGTGCTCCTAATATTTGAGTTCTGACTGGGCCCTCTGATGGTAATAATTCTTTGTATGCTAACGCTTGAAACTGTGTAACTGCCTCTGCAAGAACAGGATGCGTTGCACCAGATGCTCCTTGAAATGGTTCTGTTCTTTGTTCATATTTAAATCCTAGTAAATCTAGCCCTTGAGTGTAAGCTTGCTCCCAATCTTTTCTTGAATTTTTATAATCCTGATAATTTTGATATAATTCCGATCCAATTAAGTTTAAGTAATCATCCGGTAGTAGTTCTGCTAAATTATCAAAGTGCCCTTCTCCACCAGATAAATTTACTGCCCCTGGTTCAAATGAAATTTCAACACCACCATCTTCTGTTGGTGTTATTTCTGTTTCCTCAATAGATGGAATTTGTTCTTGTACTTCTTGAACTTCAGTAACAGAGTTTAAAGGATTTTCTACCTTTATAGTTTGTTCTATGTTAGGTAGAGTTTTGTCTATTGCCATTTGATTTCCTTGAGTTTATTATCTTAACCTTTTTATATGTAACATTCAAGCCTTGAGGGTTTGGACCTCGTAATGGTGGTATAGTCGTTGTTAATCTTTTAATCAATTTCATCTGCTTGCGACTCTAAAAAATCTAAATCAGCTTCCATTCTTGCCTCTGCTGCAGATTGTTCATCAGCAAATCTAGAAGCTTTAGCTGATTCTTCTTTTGGAACTTTATTACCAGACATTCTTATTAAGTCTCCTTTTCCTGAATTTATTCCCTCTTCAATATCTTTAGTATAATAGTCTCCTTCTCCTCTATAAACTAATTCGTATTCTTGATAATCCCCTGGAATTTTTTCAATTTTTCCAGTTTTTGGATCCATTATTTCTCTTGGTTTAATATATTCAATATAGGCTGGAAGTCCATTATCTGTTTCAAATGTTATTTCTATAGATCTTTCATCCTCTATAAGTTTAACACCCTTATTATTATAAATTTTCTTTGTACCAGATTGTTTTAAAATATTTTCAGGTTTAACAATTACATTTATTAAATCTTCAAACCAAAATGGAGCATTTTCTATATTTCTTGAAACTTTTGCAATTTTACCAGCTTCTTCTAAAAGTGATATTTTTTTAGCAAGTGGATATGCCATAGCACCTCCGGTCATGACAGCTCCTGTTTTTAAAACATCTCTTCTTGATGGATCAATTTCACTTAAAATTTCATCACTCTTAGACACTCCATCAGGGGTTTTTCTAAAAGCACTAATTCCTTTTTTAGTTAAACCATAAACAATAAACGGATCTGCAAATTCACCAGTAAACTTTGCAATATCTCCAGCTGCCATTAACCCAGATGTTCTAATGTCGGGTTTAACTTTTTCTGCTAGAGAAGTAATACCAAACTTTTCTGGAAGAACAGGTTGATAAAATTCAAGGTCACCTTTTGCAAGTGTGTAAGCTTGACCAGGAATAAATTCTAATCCTCCAACAACACCTTCTAAAAGTTTTGTTCCTACATAACCAAGTCCCCTTGGACTAGCTATATCTTTACCAACTGCTTTTAAATATTCTGTTTGATCTGGAAAATCTTCTATAAATCTTGTGCCTCCCATTTTTTCTATGTTTCTTTTTGTATAAAATAATTTTTCTTGATCTCTTTTAGATTTTTCTAACATTATTTTAAAAATTTCACTTTCAAGTACATCGTCTGTTTGAATATCTTGTTCTGTTAAATCTCCTCTTGCTTCGGCCATAGGATCACCAGCTGTTCCAAGATCAGTTCTAAATTTTACTCCTTTTGGAATTTCACCTCTAAATTCTATACCAAGTTTTCTATTCATATTTTCCATGGCCATATTATCTAAAACATTCATTAGATTAGTTCCTTCTTGAAATTTAACTCTGCCGCCAGATTTGTACTCTTGTGTTGGCATTTCTGAAGATACAAATTCAAAGTTTTCTTGATCTTTAATTAAATCATCAGCAGTCTTTATTGGTTCTTTTAATTCTCTAACCTCTCCAGTTTTTGGATCAACTGTTTCTCCAGTAAAAGCTTTTTTTCCTGAAAGTTTTTTATTAATTTTGTCTTTAAATTCACCAATGTTAATTAATAAATTATCAAATCCTTTTTCAAGATACTCTTTTCTTTCGTTGGCTCTTCTAATTTTATCTTCTTCTGTCTCAGTTATTCTATCAATAGTAGAAAAAGTAGTTGGTAATACTTTTTGTGCTTGAGGTGGCAAAAGATTTGTTGCTGACGCAGCTAGTGCCTCTGCTGTAGTATAACCACCTAAGAAAAAAGTTAAAAAATCATAAGGCACTGCCAAAGCATTAGCGAGTTTACCAATTGCAAGAGGACCTCCTTGAACAAAACTTCTTAAAGAGGAATCTTTTTTAAAAAAATCTGGACCTAATTGTCCTTTTTTAATATATGATTTTATTTTTTCTAAGTCGCTAACATCAATACCTTTAATTTTTTCAATAGTTTCTTTTACTTCTTTTTTTGATATTTTTTCTTCTGCCTCAAGAACGTTTTTTCTATTTATTTCAAAAGATTTTAAATCACTATAGTTTTGAACTTTTACAGGGTCTTTTAAAATTTTAATTTCTTCTGATGTAACAGCTTCTTTTTGTTTATTAAACTTATTAAGTATTTTTTCATATTTTTTAGCTTCTTTTTGTAATTGATATATTTCTTTAACTGGTTTTCCTTCATATATTCCGGCTGGATCTGTAGTTTTAGAATAATTTATTAAAAAGGGTGTCCTTTTTAAAGTATCTGCGTCTAAAATTTCAAAAACTTTGTAACTTTTGGGGACTTGAGAAGCTATTTCTATTCCTTTTTGATTTAATAATTCAATTTTTTCTCTAAAATTTTCAGGTTTATCAGCTGCAATTTTGTTTTGTAGTTTAATAATTCTTCTTAAATAATTATCAACTGAGGCTTTATCTTTTGAAGCCGTGCTTCCTCCAAGGACTGCATTAATTTTATTATTTACGTAACCAAGAGTATCAGCTCTAACATCAATATTATATAAATCACTAAGATGCCCAAGCTGAGTTTTAACATCTCCTTTATATTGATCTTCAAAAGCTTGAGAAGAATATTCTCTTCTAGCTTCTCTTCTTCTTCTAGAAAGTGCTATTTTTTGCTTATCTCCTATAACTGGTTGATCTCCTAAATTATACTCTTTTTTCAAAAGGCCAAGTGTAGAATTTATGATTCTAGTGTTTGTATCAAATTTTTTAGCTAATTCTGTATTTGTAAGTAATTTTCCTTCCTCATTAAGTTCTCTAGCCTTCGCTGAATTTTTAGGAAATTTATTTCTTAATTTTGCTTGATTTAAAAGAAAAGTTTTAGTTTTTTGATCTGGATAAGCTACGTTTTTTTTTCCAAAAAGTCTTATTGTATCTACATCTCCTATTTCTGATATGTTTTTATATCTTCCTAATAACTTTTCTTTACCTTTTACTTTTTTTAATTCCTCATCAGAAAATTTTATTGGTACTTTATTTCTATTTAATATTTTAAAAATTGTAGCCTGTGAAAATTTATTTCCTTTAACTGTTTCGTATTTTTTATTTAAAATATCAGCAAAGCCTCCAAGTGATATTCTATCTGCTTGTTTATATAATTTTATAAGTTTTTCTGTAGATATTTTAGATTTACCACCATCACTAAAAGCTTCTCGTTTCCCGAAGCCAGCATCGTGGAGCTGGCGGGCTAAATCTTCTTTAAGTTTTCTAGTTTGAGGATCATAGACGGGTTTCATTACATATCTCTCTGTA